GTTTCAGAAAGGCAGAAGCTACATGAATACATATTTGACCGCTGTGATTCTTTTCGCAATGCTTACTGTTGCGGTTTATTACTACAGCAATAGCCGCCCACCAAGAATATAAAGGAGAACAAGGAATGAGAGTTAAAATCAAAAAGTTACGGCAGGATGCCGTAATCCCGACACGCGGCTCACAGAGCGCCGCTGGCTACGATTTGTATGCCTGCATCGATACATACGATAGTTGTGAAATCATGCCTCACGCAACGTACAAGGTTGGCACCGGCATCGCCGTTGCAATTCCAGATGGATACTTCGGAGCGATTTTTGCGAGGAGCGGGCTGGCTACGAAGAAAGGTATGCGCCCAGCGAACTGCGTAGGCGTTGTCGATTCGGACTATCGTGGAGAGGTTATCGTCGCGCTTCACAACGATACCGACGAAAAACAGCAGTTCCAGAACGGTGAACGTATCGCTCAGCTTGTCATTCTCCCGTTTGTGACAGCCGATTTCTGCGAGGTAGACGAACTCGATGATACGGAGCGTGGATGCGGTGGGTTTGGAAGCACTGGCACTGGCATTGTGGAAAGCGAGCAGGAATATGAGCAACTTAGCTTATTCAACGACTGATGAAGAGGAGGGGCGGGTTTTACGCTCGCCCCTCTTTGTCCCAATCTGGGAGAAGTACACACTTACGATTGTCGAGGCAGCAGCGTATTTCAGGATAGGGGAGAACAAGCTGCGGAACCTCGTAAATGAAAACCCGGACGCAGATTACATACTCTGGAATGGCAATAGGCCGCAAATCAAGAGAATCAAGTTTGAAAAGTTGATTGACAGATTGAGCACAATTTAAGATTGACAAGGTGTGTTGCATGATATACTATTATATAGTCTGTCGTCTCTTTTCAGAAGGAGCGTCAAATGAACGATAAGAGAAGAGATAACAAGGGCAGAGTGCTGCGCAACAGCGAAAGCCAAAGAGCAGACGGGAAGTACGAGTTCAAATACACTGATGCGAAAGGTGTGAGACGAAGCGTATATAGCTGGAAACTCGTATCAACCGACAAGTTGCCTCCAGGGAAGAGACAGTGCGAGCCGCTGCGTGACATGGAAAAGCGATTATCCAAAGACGTTGACGATGGCATCGATACCTATTCCGGCGCGAAAACAAGCCTAAACGACTACTACGACGAATACATCGGTACGAAGTTCGAGTTGAAGCCATCAACGAGAACAAACTATAAATATATGTATACGAAGTATGTGCGCGATGTGCTTGGCGACAAAAAGATTGCGAGCATCCGATACAGCGACATCAAGAAGTTCTATGTGCATCTGATTGAGAAGCAGGACTTCAAGCCAAACTCCGTTGAGATAATCCAGACGATACTTCATCCAGTTTTCAACTCAGCGGTACGAGACGGAATCATTCGTATCAATCCAACGGACGGTGTGATAGCGGAAATCAAGCGAAGTCACGAGTGGGAAAAGCCGAAGAGACATGCGCTTACCACTCAGCAACAGAACCGATTCGTTGAGTTTGTATCGAACCATAAGCGATACAAGCACTGGATGACATTGTTCACGGTAATGCTCGGAACTGGCGCTCGAATTGGAGAAATCGTTGGGCTTCGGTGGGACGATTGTGACTTTGAAAACAACTTCATTGACATCAATCACAATCTGATTTACCGTGTACAGGACACATCAGGCTCATGTGAGTTCCACATCACAACTCCAAAAACAAGAGCTGGTACAAGAATCATCCCGATGTTCAAGGAAGTAAAGGATGCACTCCTACGTGAGCACGAGCGACAGAAAGAAGACGGTTTCAATACGTTCGTCATTGATGGATACACCAACTTCATCTTTCGGAATCGATTCGATGAAGCGCTCAGTCCTCACGTCGTCAACAGAGCGATTGAAAGAGTTATCCGCGACGCGAACATTGATGAGCTGGAACGAGCCAAAAGCGAGCATAGAGAGGCAATTCTTCTTCCGCACTTTAGCTGTCATAACCTCCGTCACACATTCTGCACAAGGCTCTGCGAACAGGAAACAAACATCAAAGTTATCCAAGAAATAATGGGACATCGCAACATCGAAACTACGCTGGACGTTTACAGTGAAGCCACGAAGGAGAAGAAGATGGAAACGTTCGCATCGCTCGAAGGAGCGTTCCGAATCTCGTAAGGAATTTACGACAAAATTTACGACAAATGACCGCGAACTTATAAAAACCTATAAAACTTTTTGTGGAACAAAAGTGCGAGAAAGGCTTGAAAACGGTGGTTTATGAGAACTTTTGAGAACATTTGCGATAACTGTGAACAAATCCCCACGATGAAACCCATCGACTGAGAAACCGTTGCAACACAACACTTTTTCACCATAGGAATACCGATTTTACGACACTTTTACGACAAATGAACAGAAGAGCGATGACAGGCACAGTCGTGAAATCAAATTGAAGAGCGTAACGCTATATCAGAATCATAGCGAAACGGGAATAACGCACCCATCAAGGCGGACGGTATCAAGCTGTCCGCCTTTATTTATTTCCTGGCTTCACAGGTGGCTCCAGGAGCGATTCTACGAGCTCGCCCATGCACGGATATACCAGAGAAAAGACGCGCTTAGACCTCAACTGAGAGCCTCTGGCGAGGTGCGCAGCGCAAAAAAAAGAGAGGAATGTATCACCGTAGTGATACACCCTCTCTACCGACGGTAAGAAACGAAGTTCACGCAGGAGCTCCGCAGATTACAGGCCGTACAAGCTTCTGTAACCTAATCAATCTGGTTTATCGTTGCCCGTCAACCGCAGACCCATACGTTCTGCATCATTTCATAGATTAGCCACCGGAAGACGCAGGCTCCTCGTCGTCGCTGTACGAGGTAGCGTCCACGGTGTAATCAATAACCTGAACGATAATGAAGTCGGATTTTGCGTAGCCATCAGTATTCAGCATTTCCTCAACCTTTTCGTCGAGAGCCGCTTTTGTAGCGAACTCGGCAGGGGAGACAACGCCATCAACGGTGGTGGTCAAATACTGATACAGGGAGGCGTAGTTGTCCTTCTTCGTTTTCACAAGCATAATCCTGTACAAAGCAATTACCTCCATATTGTTTGATTTACTATCAGATACACACCCACAAAATCTGTAGTTATTTCAGTCCAAATGTAATAATTGCGCCGATGATACCTGTAACGATTAAGGTACAAACCGCCGTCACGATAGCAACCTTTACAGAGTTCCAGTTCGTAGCAACCTGCTTATACGGGCGACTTTCGTTCTCATTGACTTTCTCTGACAACTTGTTTACCTTTTGATTCGTGTCTTCAACTTTGTCTTCGATAGTGCTGACCCGCTGAGCAATCAGCTCGACAGATGTGGCAATCTTGTAAATCGCCTTCTGTTCATTCTGGATTTCTTTCACCTCTGCCTCCAGACCTTCAATTCTGTGTGTGTTACTTTTGGCACGCTGCTCTGTCTCAATCAGCGTGACTCTCTCTTGGTCGGTCATAGAAAGAACCTCCTTGTAAATTAGTTCTCCCCTTTTGCTTCCACTACAGAGGCGATTGCTGCATTCTTTGCAAGAATCTCTTTCATCTCAGCAAGAGCATCATCAACATACTTACTGAACACCTCGAAGGTAACAACCTTCGCAAGCCACGGAAGCTGTTTACAAAACTCTGCATAGACATTTGAAAGTTTCAGCTTTCCGGTGCCTGAGCCGAACTCTTTCTCAGCCATCAGCACCGCTTGCAGTAACCACCCGCGTATCTGGGAATACCTCTCGTCTTCGGACATTCTGGCGAATTTGACGCCATAGAAAACCCCACCGGCTATAACCACCACAACAGCTAAGATGGTATACCAGTGCTCAATAACAAAGTCCATAAGTCCTCCTATTAGATAGCCGGACTCTCCCAGCTACCGTTGTCCTTTTCATTATTTTCTACGAAACCGTTAGCTTCTGCCGCTGCGAATGTAATGCCAGTACCATCCGCGCTCCTATGGTCGGACTTTGCCATGTTGAAATACCATGAGCAAATTGTCCCGTGCGCAGCCCATGCGCAGCTAACCATTCCAGCAATCCACCCAAGCCCGCCGAGATAACCCTTGTACACGCAATAGAATGCGAGAAGTATCCCACCGACGTTGATGAGCCAAAGCAGATAGCGGTTGTCGTTAATCAGTTTCTTTGAAAATTCGAGCTTCTTTTCTTTTTTGGCGACAGCTCGTTTACCGCCGCCATAGAGCTTCATTACGCACGCCCCATCAGTTTCGCAAACCGATAGAACAAAGCAGCCGCCTGCTCACGGGTAAGCGTGTCAGCCCAAGCATAATTCGGATTGCCTTTCTCATCGTTTCCGATACCGTTAATCATGCCAGAGCTGATAGCCCACTCTCTGGCCTCGGCTGACCACGTACCGCAGTCGTTGTCCTGAAGCTCCTTGCGGTACTCCTGCATAAGCTCCTTAAATTTGTCCAGAGTCATATCTTCGTCCTCCTTGTCGTCGTCAAGAGCTGCGCCGCCAAGCCGCGCAGTCACTTCATTCGCAAGATTCCCAAGACGGCTGTACAGCCAGTCTCCTGGGCATGATTTGTTCGCAAACCACCTGTGGACGGTGATAACCATTTCGTTATCAGCAGGTTCGTATGCGAGCGTCTTTTCTTTATCTTCAAACCAAAGCAACTTGGTTTTCCCGTTCCTTCTACAGATATCCACGCAGAGGTTCACCAGCGTAGCATACACATCGTCGTTCATACGGTAGGGAGCGTATGTATCCGACGCGCACTCAATCGTGACCGCACGGTTATCGTTACTCGATGAGCTTGTACACCAACTTCTGTTGCTTTCGTCAACGTACAAACCAACGCGCCCATCTTTGTCGATGCCGTAATTGGAAGATGCTTTCGTGCTGGATTTCGCAAACCATGCGCCAAGAGCCTCCGCAGAGCACTGCCCAACGACACAGTGCGGGGAGATTCTATCAATCGCGTGTGCGCGAGTCCCAGAATGGTTTGGAGAAAGTACCGTGACTTCGGTTAAAGGACTGTTGCTCATTTTCTTGCCTCCTTCTCCACTCGTCGCTTGCGCGGCGAATTTGTCATAGTAAACCTGTGCAAAACCGGCACGTTGCTCCTGTACGCGCTCGCTCATATCGGCGGGCTTCTCGAACTGAAGCAAAACCATATTTGATGCATCTTTTACGGATGCCGCGTTCTTCAAAGCGTTCAGTAATCCAAACGCCTGCAATTCCTTTACGACATACTCAAGCTGCATATCAAGGTTGCCGATAGAGCGGTTTGTGGACTTGGCATAATCCAGAACGCCTTGCTTGCGGCTCCAGAAAGTCCATTGCACCAGCCCATAGCCAGCCTTGTCTCGCACAAAGTTTTGATAGGTTCCGTTGTCTACAGCCTCGGTGTACTGCTCGTCAGTCATGCCGAGGCTTTTGTTATATGTGTTTTGTAAATTGATTGGGCTCAGCCCGGACTCTGCGTACATGTTTCCCATCAGTCCGGCAGCGCCACAATCGCTGAATCCGTTCTTCTTCAAGAACGTCCAGATAGAGCTCTCGTTCACTGAGGCTCACCTCCGTTCATAACAAAACGGGGGAGAAGGGGATAACCCCAACCGCCCCCGCTATTGCCAAGTTAGATAGTCTGAGACGCGATAGAAATCGTGACCCAGTTGTTGCCGTTCTTGTACTGCAGAACACCGTTGTAATACCGAAGTCCGAAAGCGCCGTTCTCAGATGCGATTAAACCGAAGTTCGCAACGCCGTTGTTGACGACGCTTGTGCCGTTGACCTGCACATCGGTAACGCCCTGTAAGTCATCTGGTAGCGTAGCTACGCCGTTATTTACAACGCTCGTACCGTCGGATTTCTGAACGTCTTTAACGGCGTTTCCGTCAACATACTTTTTCGCTTTCTTCAGGGCGAGTGCCAGAGCGATTAAATCCATAGCATCGCCCCCTTACTCGATTTCAACCCATGTGCCTGAATTATCGAGAATCCAAACTGACATGTCCTCGGTTACGAGCGCGTCGGAACCCGCTGGCACATCAGTAGGGAGACTGTTGATATCGTTTCGTGTATCACAAAGGTAAGAACGCTTCTGCTGAATCGGCTTGTCCCAGTGTTTGATAATGCTAAAAGCCATTCACGTCCACCTCCAAACTAATTAGCCCTCGTAGGGCTGACCGACGATTTCCTCGTACTCCTCCTCGGTAATCCAACCTTTGACGACAGCATTGGCAACCTGGAACTCCTTCCATAAGCCCCTGTCGTAGTAGCTCTTTACCTTTTCAAATTTCGGACTGTGATTCATAATTAGACCTCCTCGTTAGCATTAGCTTCGGCGGGCTCGTCTTCCTCTAACTCAACATCGCACATCATGGCGATGTACTCGATATTAGCGGCGTCCTGAGCCTGAGCCGCGCTCAGAGCAGCGTTCTTCTCACGCTCCTGCATAAGCTGGTCTTTCAGAGATAAATACTTCATAAGACACCCTCCATAGTGATTTATAGAAACGTTTCATCCTTTCGATTGTAAAGAAGTCGTTCGACCTTCCAATAAACGGAGCGCCCTTCCTTTCTGGTGATGGTTCGCGGGTAGCGTGAGCGAGCCACGCCTGGAAGCATTTATCCATCTTGTCCCGCGTCATTCTTCCGTCTCTGACAAAACGAATGAGACGTTTTAGTTTTCTGCGTTCGTGAGACAGTTTCTCTCTGAGAACCCGTTTCACTACTTTCCCGGTTTTCGTAAGATGGTATGAGAATCCAAGAAAGTGAACTGGTTGCGCGATAGGGAATATCTGCGTTTTCTTTAAGCTCAACTTTAATCCGAGTTTTGCAAGCTCATCGCTTATAAACGCGAGACAGTCCTGTAATACCTGCTTGTCCTCGTGGATAAGAATGAAATCGTCCATATATCGAACATAGTGCTTGATACGCTTCCGTTCTTTGATTGCATGGTCGATGTCGTTCAACACCGCGAGCTG